TCTAAAAATATGTTTTCGTGAACTACGAAAGTTGTAGAGTTAGTTTTTTCGATAATTGCTTCATCTGCAACAGCCAAGTATAGTTCATTAATAGTCATGTCTGAACCACTAAGAATCTCGATAGCATTAACTGATTGTCTCATATCACTTATTACAGGTTCTTGAGTTACAGTTGCAGCATCGTGAACATAACACATAATGTAAACTCCTCCGTAAGTAACTTTGGCAGCACCAGTATTGGCCCATAAATCAGGAGCATCAAAAGTAATTCTTAAGTCAGTTCCTGCAGTGGTAAAACCATTAGTCTCGTCAAGAGTTGGTGTAAATTCTTTCCATGCAGTTCCTGGATAACAAGCAGGGTCTGTTGTATTACCATTTGAATAATACCATCGCACGTCTTGAGTACCAGTAAATATTAAAGGTGTTGTAACATCAAAAGCAAGAGTTCCCATCTGGATAGGATTACCTATTGAGAAGAAAGAGTTGTTAGCCATACCACCATCAAATAATTTAACTATTGGTGCTGTTCCATAAAATAAATTGTAAGTGTATTGTAGATTAGCATCTAAAGGAGTATTACCGCTAGACCAATGATTAGGTCGAACGTATATCGTCCCTGTTCTATCCGTTATTGAAGTTATGTCTATAGCCATTTTATATCTCCTTTATCCGTTTACTATTGGTGGGATGAAATAATACTGAAATACCACGTTTACATTTCTTACTTAATCAGTAAAATCATCATTGTATTCTTTTTCCAGTTTACTTCCTTTACTCATAAAGAAAGGTCTTTTAATTTCTTTAACTACTGTTTGCAAATCTTTTATTCCTGAAATTAAAACATCAGATCGAGTCATATTTTCATCTTCAACATAAATAGTGGTCAATGAATTACCATTAGGTACTCCATTAGATTCTGTTGTATATACATATCTTAAATCTGTCATTTTACATTAACCACCATTCAGTACCATCGTATTGAACTCTCATTACTTCGTGTTTTATTAATTCTTGAGATGTCTCTCCATCAATATTTTTACCATTACCTGCCAAAGTAATCAGGTTAGTATCATCTTTACATTTAATATTATATATTTTCCCAGTTGTAGGACTTGCAGGTAGAGTAATAGTTACTGTATTAGAATAACCATCTACTATAATTGCATAATCATTATTTGTTATAAGGTAATCATTTATTTTAATAGATATAGTTGTAGCTAAAGATTCTATACTAAGAGGAACATTAAACTCAGCAGTCTCGTTCACAGCATCAATAAAGAAAGCTTGTGGTTGAGTTGAAGTCTTAACTGTCACACTTGAATCAGAAGTTGTACCAGAACCATTGTTTAAAACTACACCTTGTTCTACAGTAGATAAACCATTCTCAGTTCCACCGAACTCACCATAACCAGCAACGATTAAATTACTTCCTATATTCACAATACCAGAATAATCAAAAGTTATAGCTCTAGTTCCACCGTATAATTCTAAAAATCCATAATCCGTATTACCACCAGTAATAAAATGGTGTCCTAATAATACTGAGTTAGCATCGCTATCAGGAGTATATCCAACACTAATACTTTGTTCAGCATTACTAGTTACAGGGTTTCCGAAGTGAGCGAGAGTTTGAGAAGTAGTTGAAGCAGTTGTAACATGGAAAGTTTTAAGAGGAGTAAGAGTTCCAACACCAACTTCTCCAGTATGTTTTATGAACATTCTTTCAGATAAACCAGCACCAGCACTTGTTAAGAAAGTTAAGTTACCTGCATCATTACCTATGTTTTGATTAGTTGCAAGTATTTGAGCGTGAGTTCTCGCACCAGGAATAGTACCAAAATTAATAGCTTGAGTTTCATTAATAACATTTGTTGTTGATTGTACAGAAATTATAGCTCCACTTGCAGCAGCATTAACATCTAATATAGTATCAGGAGTTGTTGTTCCAATACCTAAACCTACAGGAGTAATTCTCATAAACTCAGCTGTAGCAACACCATTACCCTTACAATAAAAAGCAGTGTACGCTTCAGTATTTCCGCTAGTACTATTTGCTTTTGCAAATCTAAGAAGTCTAACAGTTGCAACATTAACTCCTCCTGAATCATATAAATATTTTCCCTGAATATCCATCAAAGGAAAACTATTGTAAGCATCAGTGCTTTCTAAAGTAAGAGTAACATCCGTATCTTTTAAGTGTAAAATTGTATCCGGATCTGTTTCTCCTATACCAACATCCCCATTAATTAAAGTAAATTTTGAATTAACACTATCAACATTCAGTAAAGTCTCGTTGTTCTCTCCTTCAACATCACCTATAATTATTAAATTAGGATGATTAAATTTCATCTCAGTAAGATCGAATGCGAAGTCAGCTACATCAATTTGACCAGCGGCGAAATAACCATCTCCTATTTCTAAAGCCCAATCACCATCAATGACAGAAAGTTTTCTTCCAGGATTATTTGTTCCAATCCCAAATCTTTTGTTCACATTATCATAAAATAATTCAGTATTATCTTCAGTCAAAATTCCATCTGCATTAGCAAAAGGAACAGAACCTTCAGTCATAGTTCCAGTCCAACCAGCATAATCATTAATATTATGAGTAAAATCATGATACTCATTAACAGAATCATAAGTAAGAAATTGACCAGTTGTAGTCAAAGGAGTTCCATTAACATCAGTTAAATTAATAAGAGATTGAGGATAAGTAGGACGAACCAATAAAGTTCCATTAGTTGCATGAGCAGAAATAACTAAGCATAAAGAAATAGGAGGAATAGGAGCTTGAGGCATAACATTAGTTAATCCACCTGCAATAGTAGAAGATTTGTAAAGAATCTCTCCATCATTCCAAATTTCAGAATAATTAAGACCATCAGTTTGAATACCACGAACCTTACCTCGTTCAGTAATATAACCTCTTTCTCCATCAAGAATATCAGCAGTAATAATACCTACAGTCATAATAGGATTTTCATCTTTAGAAGCAACAGTATGAGCAATACGAATATTTCCTGAATTACCAATGCTTCCTGCATAAGTAGCAACAGTTCCATTACCTAAAGTAACTCCTGTATCATTCTGGCCATCCATAAAAAATTCTTTGAACAACTGACCAATAACTCCATTCTTTAAAACAAAAGACCAAGTCTCAGCATCACCATCCCAAAAAAAAGTTCCGGTAGGTTCTAAACCTGTAGGTAAATAAGCAATATTAAAACCAATAGAAGACATGTGTCTTAGAACTTTCGGTAAAGAATGTTTTGTTATACTCATAAACCAGCACCTGCCATTACTTGTTGATCCGCAGTATCTGAAACCACATAAATAGCGTTAATACTATCATCATAATCAATAGACAGGCTTTCACCAACATCCAAAAAAGCAACAGCATTAGAGCCATCATTAGTGACAGTTGAGCCACCAATATAAATAATACCTGTGTTAGAAATGTGTGCAGAAATAATAATGCTCTCAGTAGAACCAGAGAAATCTAATTCAACACGAGAAATTCCTACAGGAAAAAAACCCTTACCTTCAAGATTAGACTGAGTTTTATTAGTGGAAGTAACTGGTAAAGGATTGCTTTCGCTAACTTCCTCATCGTTATGTTCAATAACTGCAGTTCCTCGACCACTATAACCACTACTCAATCTTAACCCCTAACTTATCAAGTTTGTATTTTCTCTTAATCTTTTCTACTTCAGCAACTAAATTAATTCTGCTGTGATTGAAATTAACCCATTTAGCTTTAAGATCTTCTTTCTCTTTATCGATTAATTCTTTTTCTTTAGTTAAGGATAAAGTTTTTTTATCAGATAAGAATTTTAAGTTATTAAGAGTTTCTGTTTCTTGATTTTTACGAACAGCGAATGAATCAACTTCATCTTGTAGTAATTTCTTCTTAAGATCTAACTCTTTAATAGAATTAGCTATTTGTTGATCAACTTCTTTTTTAGAATTATTAGTTGAGTTGTATTTGTCTAAAGATTCAGAGATACACTTCACAACTTCATCTTGTTTAATTCCTAAGTCTGAAATAATTTTATTTCTAGAACTAATATCTTGATCTAATCCAGAGATCTCTTTTTCTGATTCTTTCTTAGAGTGATCTAATTCAGATAAATCTTTTTTAGCAGAAGTAATCTTATCTGCAACAGCGTTTAAAGAATTTAATTTAATAGTTTTTTCTTCTTTAGCTTTTGTAACAAGATATTGTAAATTAGCAATAGTGTTTTTCAAAGAAGATATTTCTTCTAAAGTGTTTTGTTTTAAAAGATTAGCTTCAACAATTTCTTCTTCTTTTTTCGAAAAAGAAACATCTGCGGATTCAATTTGTTTGTGAACTGAGTTTAATACTGATTCTCTAGAGACTAATGATTTGTTAATAGAACTCACCTCTTTGGAAAGCTCAGTTAAATTATTATCAAAAATACTTATGTTCGTATTTATTAGATTAAGTTCTCCTTGTTTTAATTTAATTTCTTTCTGTAAATTCTCGAACTGTCTTTCTAGTTTGAACTTATCTGACTCAGTTACTTGTTTTGCAAATTTTATTCCGCCCATTCTATCTACCCGAAGATTGTAATGTCTACATTTTCTGCAGCACCAAAACTAGCATCAGTATCTAAAAAGATGTTAGTCACATCGAATGAATCTACAGTAATACTTTCTCCTGGTCCTAAAGGAATTGGATTAAGTGAATCTGCATTAAGGTAAGCAATTACTACTCCGCTGTTTCCTGTACGATTCTTAATAATGGATTGTTTAGCAGTAACTACAGTTGCGAAAAAGGTATCTGCTGTTTTAACATCATGACCATCTGCGCTTGTTCCTGGTTGAATACTTTTAGATTCGTAATTAGCATAAGATGAAGAATTACTAACTTGAGAAACTCTTACTGTAGGTCTTCCATCTACATCATCGAACTTATCATATTCGTTATTGTTATATTTCTCTCCGATAGCCATTATTCAGCCTCTTTAGATTCTACTTCAGCTTCTGCTTTTTTAGCATCTGCTTCTTTCTTCTTTTTAGCCTTAGCTCTTTTTGCTTTATCAGCAGCTTTAGCCTTAGCTTCTGCTTCAAGAGTCTTGTTTAATTCTATATCTGATTCAGAAAGTTTTTCATCTATCATAACAATGTTTTTTTCTCGGATTAAAATATTCAAAGAACCTTTAACTTCTTCGTCTCCGATAACTTCATCAGTAGTGTGAATCTTTCCTTTAAGATATAATCTTGAACTTAATACTTTATATTTTGCCATTTTATTCTCCATGAATTGTTTTATGTTCTCTAACCTTTTAAAGATTATAATAATTAGATGTTGAAAAAAAATAAAAAAAAGAAAAAAATAAATAGTTATACTTATCCGTCAAGACCAGAAATTTTACCTACAGCAGTTGGGAAAATTACCTCAACTGGACCTGCACGTGCATTTACTGTTCCTTCCATGATTTCGTAAGCTGCGTCATCCTTCATCGTAGTATTAGGAGATTTAGCAATAGGCATTCTTACAATGTCTTTTACTTTAGGAATAAACATTCCTACTCCGTCTGCAACAGTTCCACCATCAGATAAAACAGTTCCTGCTGTAAACTTAGACTCGCTAACGATGTCTAATAATTGAGGGATAGCTTCTAAGATAATAGTTTGTGAACTCTTATCGTTGTAAGTATTTCCTCGTTTTTGAAGTTTAACCCATTCTTTGTCAGCTAAGACAAGAGTGTATGGTCTGGAACGGAATTGTTGAGGTAAACTGTTGAAGTAACCAATAAAAGTACTTGCTACATCAGTCATACTATCAATATCTCCACCAGTAATTGCAGTTACACCGGAAGCTTCTAAGATTCCTGAAACTCCAAATTCTACATCTCCAACATAAGCAACAGCGTTAAGTTTTTCATTAACAGCACGAGTAGCTCTTTCGATAAATTCAATATCTAAAGGAGTACTGAAAGTTCGAGAGTTCTCAATATCTGAAAACTTAAGTTCCCAACTCACACCTTCTAAGAAGATACTTGTAGTTACTTTTTGCTTTGAAACCATGATACGAGGTGCTTCTTTTAAATTTCTTAAAAGTTTAGCACTTCCTTCATCTGCATCAGAAACATAATAGCTTGCTGATTCAGCGTTTGGATTTGGTAGTGTTCTAAATTCGAATACTCTTGAGTAAGTAAGATCAATATCAGGTGTTCGATTTGTTACTTCTTCAATTGTTTCAACTTCCTGTTTAGTTAGGAAAGATTGTGTTGCGTCATTATTCATCATTTTCTATAAACCTCTAAAGTGGTACAATTGTAATGTCTTCGGATGTTCCACCAGCAGTTAATGCTATTCCGATTGTGTTTAATGTCTTTGTTCCAGCAGTTGCTTCTACTCCTACTTGACCAGCAGCAGCTAACTTAACGAAATTACCAACAGCAATAACATTAGCAGCGATTACATTAATAGGTGCAGTTCTCATTTTAACAGGAACATTAGTTCCAACAAGATAAGATCGTGCTTCACTATCAGCAAAGTGTGCTTCATCAGGAAGTACAACTCCAATGTATTCATCATCTACAGCTCCAGCCTTAGCGATACCGCTAGTGGAAAGAGTTACGAGTGATCCTGGAAGAACTGTGGAAGCCGCTTTGAAATTCACACGATCTGCAGGATAGGGTATAATAATTTTATTTGCCATTTTTATTCACCTTTTTTAGCGCTAACTTTATCAATCCATGCGCTTGTTTTATTTGGATTTTTTGCTTTGTCAGATTTACTTTTTTTAGATCCAGCCATGTCCGCAGTAATTGCACGAGCATCTTTAGTATCTTTAACTAACTTAGCATGATATTGTTTTATCAAATCTGCGTCTGCTTTTTCCATCATATCTTTGAAATCAGGATTAGCCTTAACTAAATCTGCTCTCATAGCATCTAATGCAACTTGTTCTGCGTCTTTGAATACTTTTAACTCATCTTCGGAAGCTTTTAGTTTAACATCAACTTCTGCTTTTGCAGTTTTTAATGAGTCAACTTCGGACTTCAGAGAATCCATTTGGTCTTTAGCGTCAGCATTAGATGATTCGTCTAATTGTTTCTTAAACGCATCCCGTTCAGCCTTAGCTTGTTTTAATTGCTCGTTTAGAGCGTCTGTTTGTTCTGTCATAGATTTGTCACCTAACTTGTTTTTTTGAGTAGCAAGAGCGTCAGCTCCTATTCCTCCTATCGGAGAAGGCATTCTTCCCACGCCGATATTACCTTTCTCATCCATGAGAATAGCATTGTGATCTAAGATTATGTTCTTCTGAGCATAATCAAATTTTACTCCATCGTGAATTCCAGGAGTTTTGTCTTGGTCGAATACGAATCCTATACTTGTATCAATTATTTTACCTGATTTGTATGCTTCAATAACTTTCTCTGTTAGATCGTTCTTGAATAGGATATAGTCCGCGTATTTCTTTAAAGGATTAAGAGTCTTATTTGATTTAGTTGGTTCGCTGAGGATACCTACAACATTGTCTGCTTTGAAATCAGCAGGCATTCCAGCTAAATGGTTTTCTGGATGAGCAGCAATATCTCTTCGCATAGTAATAGGAACATTATCAACTTTAACTTTAGCAATTTCTTCTTTAGATTTAAAAGCTAAACCATCAGAATAAGGTTGGACTAATTCAGCAAGAATAGGAACATTGTAAATAACAAACTTATCACCTAAATCTTTATAATCCAAACCTTGAATTTTAATATCGATAGCAGTCTTGAGAGTCATATAATAATATTAAAGTAGAACGTATTTATATATGATTGACTAAATAGTGCCTAAGAAATAACTATACAACCATCTGAGTCCAAAGAATAAGATTTATTACCATCTTGCAAATCAGTAATTTGATCAACAGATAATCCAACAATTCTAGATCTACAATTTATGTGGAAAGGCGCTTGATAATCTCCAGTACTGAATGGTTGTCCTATTTCTCTTATCTCTCCATTACCTTGACGACAAATACCTGTAGTTACTCCGTCAATTACTGCAACCCATTGTTTGTGACTGATCACTCCAGAGTTTTTATATCCGAAAGAAAAAGCTTGGTTTGCAACACGAGTAGTTTCTGTTATTACTTGGCTGGTTAATCTTCCTTGTTTATTTGCGAAGATTTGTTGAACTTCTTTTTTTAGATCAGCATTAGAAAAAGCTATTCCATTAAGATTGGCGTTTGTTAAGAATAAAGTAATTTCTTTGTTAATAGAATCTAGTAAATCGAAAGTAATTGTTCGAGCATTATCTTTAAGAATAAGTTTTACTGCGTTGTTTTTGTTAAGATCAACTAAACTGTTTGCTTTAACGCTTAATTCTTTCTCAACACTTCTCAATGCATCGTTATAGATCTCTTCAACATGTTTGTCAATTATTAATGCATAAGACTTTTTTTGTTCTTGAATAATAGCTTCGACTGACTTCTGAGTCTTAACAAAATTGTTCTCTATAGCATCTGAACTGCACATGTTCAATCCTCCTTAAGTTCAATCCCTAATGGATTAGCATCAGTATTGAAAGCTTGGAATAGATTGGAAACCATTTTCTCAGTAGCTTTATATTGAGAATTCATGTCTTTTAAATATTTCTTCTCATCAGCCTGGACCTTCTTTGGTAAAGTACTATCTTCATCTAAAGCTTTCTTAACATCCTTTGCTAATGCACTATCAGATAAATTGTAAAGTGTCATAACTTTATCAAGAGATAAATTAGTATTTTCTTCAGGAGCAACTTCATTGGATAACCAAGTATGCCGATTAGTAAGAGTTGTAGTTCCATCTTCAGCACTAATTAATCCTGTAGTAACTGCCAGACTTATAGACTCAACATCTAACTTTAAAGTTTCTGCTTGTTCCTTTTTGCTTTCTTGGAAAGTAGGAATCCACTCGAAATCTTCATCAGTTAATTCTATAAATAATCTTGAAGCCATAGCTTCGTAAATAGGTTGAACTTCACTTGTTTGTTTTGCAGTAACTGTTGCAGCTAATTCTCTTTCATTAACTTCACTTCCGGTAACAGCTCCAGCAGATACTCCTACAAGAATGTCTTTTGGTATTCCTGAAGATGCCGAAATAACATCTAAGCATAAAGTCCAGTATTCAGTTGGTTTTAAAGCCTTACCTTCACTTCCTTTGAAATCGAAATTGTAACGACTATCTCCTATGAATCCTGTTTGAGAATTAATATCTCTTAAGACTCCTGCTTCTTGAAGAACTTGAACTTCACTAACAACAGAACCATCTTGATTAGTAATTTCTGTAGGATCATCAATAGTAATTACAGGGAATCCTTGGCCTGCTCTGAACATAGCTTGTCCGCTACTCCATAACATATTGTCTGCAACATTTAAAGAATTGTAACATGGTTCGTAAATACTTTCTTCTTCATCGTTTAATTTGACACGGATAACTCTTGAACTGTGAACAGGGAAATGAGAACCGCTTGCATTATAAATTTGATATAACTCTCTATCTTCGTTTAAATAATCTTCTTTAATATCTTCCATTACCCAAGCTTCAGGAATAACGAAAAAAGAAATAGCTGCTTGATTTGTAGGAGCAGGCTTTGCATGATCAGAAGCGATTTTAACATCGTTGTAACCAACATAAATAAGTGCATATCCGCTAACGGCTGCATTCTTCCAAGAACTATTTGCTATTTCATCCATGTGGAATTCTTCATTAGCAGAAGAGAAAGATTCGTTATCAGTAACATATCCTTTTTTGAATAATTCCTGGCGATAAGTTTCTATGATCTTTTTACCCAAACCATTTCGCTTGTATAAGTATAAGAAATCATCGTTAGTTAAGACTCTTTTCCAGTACTTTGCATCAGTAACTGTTAAAGCTCTAGTTGCAGGACTGTTTTTACTTTGATCTACCGATTGGATAGAATTATCTTTGGTCGCCATAGTTATATTTATTTATAGTTACAGTTATTTATATATGATAGACTAAACTTAAGACTCTATCTCATAATAATAAATGATTATTGATCGTTTGTTTCTTTGTTCAATAACAGGAGTCACTTTTAGATTAGGATATTTACCTAAGCTTTTGAGACTTCTCCACGCATGCTGATACCCTATGTTGAATCTCTCCATAACATCAGCTGTATTAGCTCGTCCTTTTTCTTTAATAAAATCTTCCAGTTCTTGTAAATTCATAATTACCTCTCTATAATTCTTCGCCTTGACCTCGATCTATGTCAGACATAATTCCTATGTGGAAATTATAACTCCATCCTGAAGAAAAGGGAACTCTTGGTTGATCACTCATAGGAACTGGCTTTAAACCAACTAATTTCATGATGCCTAACAGATTAAGCCATTTGAATATGAACTGAGCGATTAGTAATGCTTTGTTTACTGTAGATGTAACATTTGGTTGAACTCCAGGTCTTCCAGGAATTCTTTGAGCATAATATTTTTTGAATAATTTCGGGAAGAATATTTTAGCTAAAGTTATTTTATTGTTTTCTGGATTAAGAACATATCCTCCTAAGTCTGTAACGAATTGAGGAAGTACTTCTTTCTTTAATCTGTATTCCATGAAACTCCATTGACTGCTGTGAACAATATTATATCCTTTTCTTGTTTTGTTAAGAGGATATTTTCTTTTGTTTATTTCGAATTCTATCTTCTGATGTTCACCGTAATAAGTATCTCCTATGGGTTGCACGAATCCAGGGCTTGTTCTAAATACTAACAAGTGTGCCATTATGGTTTTCTCGTTGTTGTTCTTCCTGGACCTGAAGGTTCTTTTGTTGTTGAGAAAGAGTATTTCATTTTCCGAGCTTCTTTTACTACTCCTTTAGAAATTTCATCGAGAGATTCTTTAGCTGCATGATCAATATTTTCTTCTGCTTTTTTCATCATCTCTGTGAACTTTTGTCCGTGAAATAATGTTTGTTCAGGTGTTGCTATTCCTATAATTTCTTCTCCTACGAAAGCTAGACCTTCTTTAATAACAATTCTTTCTTTTAATGAATCTTTTTTGCTAATAACTTTACTTTTTTTCTTTGCCATCATATACCTCGTGATAATATTTCTTTACTAATTCTGTGTGTATTGCTTCGAACTCTTCTTCTGATTGAACCTTGAAAGTTTCTAAATCGACTAAATCCTCGTATGCACTTCTGCAAGGAGTTTTAATAACGCTAACACTTCCAACCATACGCAGCCTATCGAAATAACCAAATATATTATATACAAAATCTGAATGATTCTTAGGAATTACCCATGACTTCTTCTTGAAATAATTCATACTCATTTTACCACTCTCCGTAATGGTCTTGTGAAACGAACAATAACTCCATCATCAGGAAACTCAGGCTTCTTTGCTTGAACAGTAAAAGGATCTAATTTAACAACAGTACAATCTCTTAAAGCAAAACGCAAACTGTAATAACCAAGACTCGTAACACCGCATGCAACACTTGGAGTTGGATCATTAGTAAATTCAACATAACATCCACTTAGTTCTAATCCTGGTTTAAATTTAGCTCCTTCTAGAACAATTGGGATCATTAACTCAGAAATAGATTTGTCTTCTTCTTCAGTAATATTAATCACTGGAGGAGTCGGTAAAATAAATGTTTTTTGTTTTCCGTCTTTAAACATTAAACTAATAAGAACTGTTTCTTCTGCTTCCTTATCATAATCTTCCATAAATAATTGCACCTCACAAAGCAATAATTAAAAATTGTTGTTAAATAAATAATCGTTATAATATACGTAAAATGGATCTAAATCATCAAGAGTAATAAGCTTCTTATCCCTATTACTTCCTTCGTGTTTTCTCACCATTATATGAACCTTCCAACAGCAAAGTTCTTTTTAGGAGTCTCGCTGTATAAAGCATATCTCAAGGAATCCATCATGTGATCGTCTTCTTTAATTGGTCTCTCCCCATCCTTACCTTTAGCCCAACGATAAATATTTAATTCCTTAATTGTATAAATGCAAGTTGAACTTATTAATAAATCTTTCCTAGAAATTAATCCACCTACAACACTTATTCCTGGAACAACTGGATTGCTTGCTTTAAGACATGTAATGTGATTTGATTTGTTTAGTTTGGAAATACTTTGAGGATCAGAAGGATCATGATAAATAGTTATTTTGATTTTGTTTTTAATTGCAAGATTTTCTAACCACATCTTTAGGTCTTCAATGGTTGCTTCTTCTTTATAGAACTCTGCGAACAATTCTCTCTTACCATCTCCTCTCGTTCCGATAAGGCAGCATGCTCTTGGTAAAGGGAAGTTACTATCTCCTCCTCCAATGATTCGTTTATATTCTTTGATGTTCATTAATGCAGTTGGTTCAAGAATATTATCCTGATCAAAGTCTTTGTAAATAACTCCTTCTGCTTGAGTCCATTTTCCGTGCAGCAATCTATCCATTAGTAAACCCGAAAGAGTCTCTTCTAGATTTTCTATGTAACCAATAGGAAGATTGTGTCTGTTCTCATAAGGAGTTGTCATGAATACTTCACGAGACTTTTTTAGTTCAGGATTATTAGCTAAGTCCTCGAAGAAGAATTTGAATAAATAATGATGAGGACCGTCAGGGTTTGTAGCTCCGAACCATTGTCTTGGGATTAGATCGTTTTGTTCTTTAGTAAGATAAGGTATTTGCCATCTCAAACGAGTAGCTAACATCTTGAAGTCTCCTTCATCTCCTTCAGTGCATTCATCGAAGAAAATCCAACCGTATTCCGTACTACCTATTTTTGTAGGGTAAGCACCATCTGCTTTCTTATCCAATCCACCTAACTGAATCTCGCTATAAATTCCAGGTATTCTAGTCTTATGAACTATTCTTCCGTCTGATTTATTATAACTAACTATTAATTCTTGAGGGAGAATGCTTAATAATGTTTTTAATGTACTTCCTTTTATAGTACTGTTTTCTTTACGGCAAATCAATCCTCTGTTTCCAGGGTACATGAATCCAAGAACTACTGCTTTTGTGCATCCTGCGTAACTTTTTCCTGAAGCTACGCCTCCGCTATAAAGTACGAATTTCTTTAAGCTAGTGACGAATCCTTCTTGCTTAGGGTTTGCAGGAATAAACTCAATCACTATTTCATATCCTCTTTAGTAAAATAACCATCACATCCTGAACAGTAGAAGTTCTCAGGCATTTTAGATAGTTGTTTGATGAATGTTACTTTCTTTCCGCATCCTTTAGGACACCATCTTTTTTTAGCTATATCTCTTTCAAGTAAATGTTTATGTCTTAGCTTTGAATCGTGACGAGAAACAGGAATTTTCTTATCGAATTTATTCATTTGATCGCAGGCTTTTTGCATACACTCCTTGCAACGGAAACGTTTTCCTCCAACATAATCTGCGAAGTCTCCTTTCTTGAAGGGAGTATTGCATTTGACACAATTTACTTCTGATAGTTTAACCATGCCTTGAATGTTTTCTTTTAGATCTTTAGGATTCATTTAATATCCATCCCATAATGTTTATATATTCTTTGCATTTGTTTCATGTGTGATAGTTGTCTTAGATGGTGGATATAGTTATGAAATTCTTCTGCTTCTTTTTTATTCATTTTTTTACCATTGTTTTGCTGTATTTAATCCATAAGGAACAAACTTCTCTCTTTGATTCTTTACATTTAGTGCAATCATTTAAACATTCTTCATCGTATTTCATTTTGTTTTAGTCTGTTCTTATCTTTCCCAGCAGGAAGTTTACAAGAGTCACAGTATTTACTTCTCTTGCTTGTGCTAAACATAATTTCTATTACATCTTCTGCAAGTTTTGAAGTGAGTGTTCTGTCTTTTTTCTTGTATGTATTCCCATGTCATTTGTTTTACCTGTAAATATGAGGACGCATAGTTTTCTCCTTGCCCGAAAGATATTCCGCAAAAGGCAGAAACCCAAATCAACCTAGCGAATATGTGGGGCGGATTTTCACCTCTCCTGTAAGTAACGTTCCTCTTGCTCTCATATTCAAAGCTTTGAAAATGGCTAAGGTTTTTTCTGTTACAGGATTTCCTTTGCATTCCTTCCTGAGGCTAATTATCTTTTATGTGTGTAGCATCAACACATTGAATGTGATAGTTCGTAAGTGTATGGTTCTGAGCGGTGTTTGTGCCATCTTTCTCGAAAAGTCCACTACATACCTACAAACTAAATAGCGCAAGGTCGCATTTTAAACGACAATATCAACCGGTTCTTTAAATCAGCTTCTACTTGTTGACTCTACTGATGCCTGTGGCTTCTTATCCCACCGTCCTGCACAAAAAATAATAGTCTTTCCTATAAGTCATGTGCTTTTTCAGTCCTCCAAGGACGAGAAGTTATACACCTCCCAAGTGTTTTCCACACACCATACGGTGATCTAGGAATTCTTCTTTCGCTGTTCTCGGTTAGAAGCAACCTCAATGAAGGAAAAGAAAATAAACTCCTCGACAGCTAACTAAATAAATAGTTTTGTTTCAAATTCTTCTATTGATTCTTCAGGAACATTATGAACTACTGTTAAATAATCTTTGAATAAATTAAACACTCTCATATTAGTTTGTTTAACTTCTACATTTTCTGTTGATTTTAGAGCATCATGTATTTCATCTATTCCTTCAATTACTTTATCAGTTATGAATCCTTCTTTAGAATTATAGTTAGGAAGAATTTCATAATAAGATTCATATTCAAACCAACCATATCCTGATCCTCCAATTATATCTCCTGCTTTCCAAGGATCAATAAAACTATTAGATTTAACACTAGGTTCTATTAATTTAAATGATTGTATTTTATCTTTGAAAGAAACAACTTCAACAATGCAACCTTTTGCATCATTGTCAGCTAACATTTTAACGTAGTCTCCTACTTTTATTTTTTTTACCATAACCATTCACTAGACACTCTTATTTATATACTTAACGATTCTCCACAGGAAACAAAGGCTCACTTCCTATGGAACTAATGGAGATTTAACCCTCATAGATTTAGAAAAAGTATTAATACAAGACCTCTAAAGACAGTTCCACAAGAAACGAAGGTAAAAAGAAGAAGAAAACCATATTCCTGACACCAAGAAAATGGTCAAACCAATTGGTTAAGATCAACAAAAAGGTAGTGTAAGGAAGTGTAATAACTGTAAAAATCATTCATCTTCAATAACCTCAGCCTCAACAGGATAATCAATAACAGGATAATCCAACTTAGCAACACCAACATTAAAAACAACCTGAACCTCATCATGAGATTTAGTCTCACGCTTAAATCCTAAACGCTCAATAATAGTAATGAACTTCTCAGTAGAATCAACAAAAGCCTTAGATGCAGCAACACCAACCTTAGCATCCTTAGAGAAAGCGAGCGTAGCGAGACGACCTACAACAGCATAATTCTGACTAACCAAGGCGTTGCTTATTTCTGTTAAGTTTATATTGTAATCTTCTAGGTAGTAATCCTTCCATTGTTTGACTGTGGATGTTTTTAAGTCGTTTTCTTTCGCGTACTGTTTTGGGCTTGCGTTTAGGAATCCAACTTGGTCAATGTACGTCATGAATTCTAGGTAAGGTTTGATGAATTTCTTGGCTAAGTTCCTCTTTGTTGATTTGCTATCTCCTGCTTTGACTATTGCTTTTGCCTTTTTTAGAGCTTCTTTGTTTAGTGGTTTGTTCTTAGGTCTTCCTCCTTTTCCCTTAACAGTCATCTGTAATCCTCCTAAAGTAAAAGCAAAACTGCAACTATAGCACCAATAACCCCACCTACAATTGACGGCTCAATCATTTTTCAGCCTCTTTAAACTTTTTTAAAAATTCTTTACATTTAGGAACATTATGTTTAAGTAATTCTTCAAGCATAGCTTCGATTCTATTAGCTTGAGCACTTTCAGACAAACTAAACGCATAAGAACACTTCATAGAACATTTTAGTGTTTCTCCACAAGTAGGACAATGAACCCAATCTTTTCTGTATATTTTTCTTCCGCAAGCATAACATTTACTCATTTTTCAGCCTCGCACTCTTTACATAAAGGTTTTCTGATAACCTTACATCAGTACATTTCCAACTAATCTGTTTAGTTTCATAAAGATATTTTTCGAAGATCTTAACAGTTTCTTCTATTCTTTGTTCATACAAATCATAAGCTTTATCTTTATCAGTATTATATAACTCTACAAGTTCTTTAACTTCATCAATAGATTTAGATCGAACTAACCTTAATTCTTCTGCAACAAAACCTTTGACTTTATGATGGTGGAATTTAACTCTAATTAATTTATCTTCTTTAGTCACTTTTCTTCCTCTTTAAGACTGAACTTGTCTTTTCTTTTAAATCCACAATACTTGCAGACATTAATATAAAAATTATTAGCCTTACCGCATTTGCAAATCCACATAGTATAACCAACCACTATAACTGCACCTGGCCATTCTGTAATTGTTTGTTAATTTTTCTAGCGCGCGCAATGTCTCCATGATCCTTTCTTGTTTTTATTTTATTACAAGGAACACATAAAGTTTGAATATTATCAATATCCCATTGGTCGCCACCTATAGCAATAGGAATAATATGATCTCCAATAAAAGAACTACTCACACCTTTAATTCCACACTTAACACAAGTATGATTATCTCTTCGAAAAGTCTTCTCTCTTAGATGTTGCCATCCGAAAGTACATTCTTTATTAAATTCATCCGTGCAATCAGAACTACAATTAGTCCAATCTTTTCTCCTGGTCCATTCGCTTTTAGGTTTACCGCATGCAGGACATTCAGATCTAGCTTTTCTTTCCTGATACAACTTAGGCATAATTACTCTGAAAGATTCCCTTTGAATCACTTAAGCGCCTCCATAAATTCGTTGAATAAGGCTATCTGCATATTGTCAGCATCACCATAAGTATAATCGACGTTTGCTGTATCAGCACATTTTTTCCATTCTTCTTTGAGTTTCTGTGTAGAAATCATATTATTAGTTAGGTTTTTTAAATATTCTTCTCCAAGGAATAAAATTTCTTTAAATCATCCAAAGTTCTATAAAAATCAAGCAAATTAGAATATTCATGATAAACAAAATAAGAATCCCAATAAACTTCATTACCGTTAAAGTAAACTTT